GATAAATCACCATTAATAGATAATTCATCTTTATATTTTTGTATTGATTGTTCACCTCTTGCATATAATCTTAATGAATGAAAATTATTCCAATTAGTTAAATATCTATTACCGCTAGTTCTACCTTGATCAAACCATTCTTGTTCTATAGCGTGTGCTACTTGAGTACCGTATTCTAAACTAGATTTTTCAGCATCGCTAACTACTTGGCTAGGAAAAGAACTATTAGTATTTGTTTGTATATTCATTTAAAGTATAATTTTTGAGGTACCACCATCATTATTGTATTTTTTAAAACCTAAATTAAAACTTGGTCTTATTGTTTTATTAATAGGTGCATACCTATTTTTATTACAAGCCATTATAGCAAGACCGGAGCTAATAGAAGCATCATGAGCAGTTCTTTTGTTTATATTGAATCTAGCCCAATCGTTTAATGTTCTTTGAAAATACATATCTCCATAGCCTTCACCTAAAAATCCTACATAAGTTTCAATGTACGATTCAATTGCTGCTGCGTGAGCTTGCTTTATATCTTCACTAGAGTTTGGTATTCCACCTATTTCTTTTTCTGTTACAGATAATTTATTCCAAATTTTATCCGGTCTATTCATTGAAAACCCTCTGTAACCTCTTCTTTTTAAATAATATAATAGTCTTGGTTTGTTATTCTCTGCTAATATTGGCATTCCATAAAATACCAAAGCCATTAAAACATCTTCAAAAAATATTTCAGCAGTTTGTGGTCGAGCAATGTATTCTAAAAAAAAATGGTTTGGCGGAACATCTTCCATTGAAAATTTAGTTAAACCATGTAGAGATCCATTAGACGCTCTTGTATCAACTGTACCCGATATATCATAACTATCACAGCCAAATGCTCCTAGGTCTTCATTGCCAGGGTGTTTCAATCCATTTTTTATTATCACTCGGTTTTGAAGGTTTTTATTAGGAACCCAAGAAACTTTAAATCTACCTGTTTTATTTGGTACAAATATTACCCTTGTATCTTTTAATCCATTCTCCCATTGAAAACTTCCTGTAGTAACTACAGATGTGTTTCTTAAATCTTCGTTATAATCTACTTGCTCATATATTTTTGCTAGATTAAATAAAGATTGTTTTGTTTCATCCCTAAAAGCATGCTGCTCTGTTCTGGGAAATTGACGATAAAATTCATTTAAACCGTCTTGATCACTTTTTAATCCTTCAACTTCGTTGTCCCAGTGCTCAATAACTCCAATGTCAATCCACTGTCCATCAACTCCTTTGATCGGTTCTTCTGGAGTTTCGAATACAGGTAATCCATAAGTATCAATGAATCCTTCGAAGTTCCATTCCATAGGTATGAACAAACTATATAGTCCTGAGCTAGTCTGTCCATTGCGGTTTCTTTTGGTAACATTTGATTCGTCATAAAGTTTTTTAAAGTTATTTCCTCCTTTATCTAAAGCATTTGATGTTGAGCCCATCATACACTTACCTATAATTTTACTACCTAATCTTAATGTTGTTTTTGTAACCCTCCAGTTGTTGAGGATATTATCCGGCCTCTCCCATTTCCCTGATTCGTCGTGTACGAGGAGCCTAAGTTTCTCCCCATCATATGAGTTGTCTCCTGTATTCTTCCAGTCGATTGTTGTGTCAAGCCCTTCAAGTTCTTCTTTGGTCTCTTTGGCAGTGATGGACTTACGGGTAAGTTTTGAGGCGGGGACACGATACGCGAGTTCAGTCTTGGGACGGTCCATTCCGTCCTGTATTGGCTTAAAAAAGAATGGATAGTTAACGGATATTGGAACAACCTTGTCTGTAAACATCTTTTTAGCATCAGCTCCTGTTTTACTGAGTATGCCAAAACGGGCATCAGAAGTGCTGGTGGCCTGATTGACTGTCTCGGAACTGGACATAAAACTAAATCCCGATCTTCTATTCTTAAGGTAACACATCCCGTATGCTCTTGCATCGGCTTTGCATGCTTCCCAAAAGATGAAGAAAATTCTGTTTGCTTCCCTATAATCTGGTCTCCCCACATCAATCTTGGTCCACTGCAAGTACATGTAATGAGTGCCAGTAATATAAGTTGGAACTTTATTATTATAGAACCAATACCCTTCATCACGTTTTGTAAACTCATCATCAATATACCCATACCATTTATTTTTAAAATTATCAGGGTATGTTTCCCAATCAAAAACAGTTTTTATTCTGCTTAAATCTTTAGGATATTCACTTGCCACCCATTTATTTTCAGTATTAATAACATCTTTAGGCACAGGGGGCAAAGCTATTCTTAAATTTTGTATTTCTAATATCTCGCCTATTTTGCCTGTTTTACTAATAACTACAATATCGTGTTCTTTATTGTAACCATATTCCCATTTACCATATCGATTATTTTTATTTATAATCTTTTTCTTTATGGGATCAACTGTTTTTACAAGAGTTTGCTCGTACACTATTTAGATCTTTTTTCAGCAAAACCGCTAAAACTTTCTTTTTGTTTTAATGGTTTATCTTCTATTAGATTTTTTTCAGCTTCAATGCGATTTAAAATTTCAAAAGCATCAAATATTGCAAGCTTTTTTGTGGCTGCAGCATTTTTTAATCTATCGGCAGATATATCATCTTCTGTACCAGTAACTATTTTTTCTTCAGCTACTTTAATTAATTCCTCAACTGCTTTATGCCCAGCTTGGATTATACTTAATTTCGTCTCCTTTGTATTCATATTTAATTACAATATCATTTGATTTCATGCAATATAATCTTTCGTTATCTATAACAAAGTCATATTCGCTATTTGGAGTATAACCTACAAGGTCTCCAGGATTGATTTTAAGCTTGTTTAAGGAGCTATTGTCATACTTTAGTATACCAATAAGCTTTTGTTCTTTTTGAAGCGAAAATTTATCTTTATTTTTTAGTGGTGCAACGAAGCATCTATCACCAAAACTTTTCCAGTCTTTATTATTTTTATATAAATAAATTTGGTCTGCAGCACAAAAATATAAATTATCTTTAAAAAGAGATCTACTGTTTTTTTGTTTACCTCTAATGTCATAGAATCTTCTAAACACATTGTGATGTATTACAACAGTATCGCCAACTTTTATATCTGTTTTATATGCTAATGGTATCGCAACCACTTTAGCCATATTATTTACAAATTTCCAGCTTTCTATTTTAGTATTTACTATTAAGCTTTTGTCACCAACTTTAATGCTATTATCGTATCTTTCACCTATAGGTTTAACGATAAAATCATATATACTTTTCATTAATATTCAAGATCGTATTCAACGGATATTGCCATATTAGAATTAAATTTCTTCCATGGCATTACCTCGTTGTTTTTCTTTATATAAATGTTATAAGAATTATCTTGTTCATTAAAAAGAATATAAGCTATTTCATGGCCACCATATACTTGTTGGCCAACAGAATAATGCATTGCTTCATTCTTGTAGTCAGAACCAATACTTATTTTTCTTATAACAGAACTCACTATTCAGTATCTTTAACTATTTCTGTGTAAGTACCAGTTTCAATATCAATACTTATTGCACCATATTCTTTTTCAAGGTCTGCTTTATATTCTTCAATAGAATTATTAAGTTCAGCTTGCTTATGTAGCAAAAGATGCTTTTGAGTTTCAACATACCCAATGTCTCTTAAAAGAGTGTTTAATTCTTTTTGTTGATCTTGAACTTTAGTTAATTGTTCTTTTGTAATTTGGTTTTCTACTTTTTTTTCTACTTTTTTCATTTGATTAAATTTAATTGATTACTATTTACTTTGTTTTGTCTTTTAATTTTTCATAGGTTCTTAAACCGCCTAATCCTAGCATACCTAAGAGTACGGTCATAAGGTGTTCCATTTGCAGTGCAGGTGGTATTTCTTCAGGCTGTAACACCCAAATAAATAAATCACGTATAACAAAATTATATGCTAAAGCAAACCCACAAATCCATCCAATAAATGGACGCCAACCTGCAACAAATATACTACGATGGCCAGCTTCTATTTCATTTATTTTGGTTTGTAAAGATATTAATTCATTGGGATCTAATTCTTTACCCTTAATAGCTTCTCTTATTTCCCAAGCTAAATTACCAGCAACAGATTTATTTCCACCACCACCTTTTAATAAGCCTAGTAATAAGTTCCACATATATTATGCTTTTTTAGATCCTGATTTAACTTCACGCTTTGTTTTCTTGTATTTAGGCTGTTCAATAGTTGCTCCTTTAACAACAGACGATGATGATGATCCGATTAAAGACTTAGGTTGTACTGTTCCTTTTACAAATTTATCTTCTGAGCTTCTTCCTGATTCTGTTACTCCTGTAACTGTTTTACCTACTGGCTGTCTTTTTCCGCCACCTGTAGTACCAACAAATGCTTTGCCTTCATAGGGTCTAATAACACTTTCGGTTGATTTACTCCATAATCCTTTTTCAAAACCTTCAGGTGCGCCTGGGTCCACAAAAGGTTTTATTTTTTTATCTTTAGGATCTGTAAGATTAAAAGGTGATTGTGGTAATTTAAATGCCATTGTTTTAATTTTTAGTTTTGTTATACGCTTCTTTTTCCCAAGGAAGGTTTTTATCACCTTCTTTCATTTTAGATCTTGGGTATCTTTTACCTTTCCAAAATACAGCAGAATCATTATAATCTAAATCACCTCTTTTCATTTGATCTATATGAACTTTTTCGTGATCTATAACTTCTTGTATTTGTTTAGGATTATCTACATTTTTATTTATAAGTATAGAGCCATTTCTATCCGCCTTACCCAATACACCATCTTCCAAGTCTACATTGTAGATTGGGGTGTTATCAATAGCGTAAGGTTTATTATTTAGTTTGAACGGCATTGTTATAGGGAAACATTTGATTTAACGTATCTTTTCTTTTACCGCATCCACAAGGAATGTTTAAACCTTCTGACACTTTATCAACTATTGTTTTAATTCCAGTTGCGGTAGTAATTTTTTCAATTGTATCACCTAATCCTTTACTTTCCATTTAATTATTTATTAGATTTAACTTTATTTTTTTGATCTTGTCTACTTTTTTTTCTTTCTATTCGGCCCTCAATTCTAGCTGCTCTGTTTTCTAATCTTTTAGCTTTTGTTCTTTGGCTTTTAGCTGTGGTTTGATTAGCCGCATTTGAACCACTATCTTTTTTAACTTTACCAATTGCATCAATTGATTTAGACTTTGCGGATTCAGCTTTACGCTTTGTTTTATTAAGCCTAATTTCTTGCTTGCTCATGCCAGAGGCTTTATCTGCTTTTTTTGCTAATCTTCTGTTTTCTTTTGAACTAGTAAATTCTTTAGCTTTAACTTTAGCTTCTGAACTTGCTTTCACCTTTGCTAAGTTAGAACTTTTAGCACCTTTAGCTTTAACAGTAACACTGTTTACTTTTGTCCTTGGCTTAGGGGCCGATGGTTTTGAAGAAGTTGTTGTTGTGGTTGGTTTAAGC